ATATTTACTGGTGTACTGATTTAGTTAGTGATATCAATAAGTTTGAAGTTAACAAAATTGCTTTCAATCGTGAAGATATGTTTGTAAAAAACATCATGACAATCTTCGCACACGTTGTGAATCAAGCAATGAATGTTCTTTACGTAGGATAAAAATTAATGGAGGGGCAACCCTCCTTATTATAAACAAATTAAAATTATAAAAATATGCCATGTGTATTAACAAGCGGTTATACCTTTCTAGGTTGTAAAGGTGGAGCTGGTGGAATAAAAAATGTTTATCTAACTGAATTTGAAAACAACTCAGGAACTGGTTCTGCATTTACAGCAACTGCTGGAGTGGTTACAGCTTATACTTTAGCAACAGGCAAGAAGTACCGAGTGTATTCTTTGGATAAAGAGATGGGAATGTTTACAAGTCCTGGTACTTATACTCCAGCTTCAGGAACTATTTCTTACGAACCACAAATTGATTTTACTATTAAAAAATTAACTTCTACAGTTATTCAAGAAATTCAATTAGTTGCTCAAAACGTTTTAACCATGATGGTTCAAGATGTTAACGGTGACTATTGGTTATTTGGTAAGGATCAAGGAATGGATTTATTAACTTGGAGTACTGAAAGCGGTATGGCAATTACTGATTTAGCTGGTCATAAACTTTCTTTTAAAGGTAAGGAGATAGCTCCAATTTACAAAGTAACAAGTACTTTGATAGCTAACTTAATAGCTTAATCAATAACTTTTTAAAGTTAAGCTCAGGCCCGTAAGCTTGGGCTTTTTTTTTAAATAACAAATTGATATATTTGTACGTTATATAAGTATGATAACAATTAATAAGAATAATAGTAATACAGTTATCTTAACATTACAGGAGAAATGTTTATTAGCAAATCCTTATTTTTTATTTCAGTTTAAAAACGTTCAAACAAATACATCACAATATTTTTTACCAGCGGACATAAGCACACAAAAGGAACGATATAATGAATTTATAATAGTTGAAACAGCAACACCAACAACTGCTCAGATTTCATTAACAATAGGCGATTACGAATATACGATATACGAACAAGTAGGCAATAGTAATACTAATCCAACGGGATTAAATGTAGTGGAGGTGGGTTATGCAACTTGTTTTGATTTAACAAAAATTACATTTAAAGAATATCAAGGTGGAGCAATAACTAACAAGGTTTACAATGGCTAAAAAATTAGAAGTATATAATGACATAATTACTATTAAGATGGATGTTAACCAACTTCCTACTTATAAAATAGATACAGCTGGAGAATTTGTTAAGTGGGGTAAAGACAATAACTTCCCTAAAGAATTATTAAATTCTTATAACAATCATCCTGAACATGCTGCTATTTTAAAAGGTAAAGCACGTTATCTTAGCGGATTGAAAATAGTGCCAAGTCAAGATTTACCACAAGTTCAACAGTTTTTAGCCAAGGCAAATAGATTTGATTCATGGTATGAATTAAGAAAAAAATGTGATTCCGATAAGGCAATTTATGGCGGGTTTGCATGTCAAGTAACTACTAATTTAATAGGCCAACCGATTGAATTTTACCATTTAGATATGGGTAAGATAAGACTAAGTGCAGATAATTGCGGAGTTTGGTATAGTGAAGATTGGACTGCAAAAAGTTACCATTTAAAGAAAACTTATTTTCCATTTTACAAGGAGGGGTTTATAGGTAGCTCAATTTACTATTCTAAGGACTTTACACCGTCTTTAAATGAATTAGATGGACTTTACCCTTCACCCGATTATTCAAGCGTTCTATTAGACATTAATACCGATATTGAGATTAGTAACTTTTTTCATAGTTTAGTAAAGAATGGATTTAGTGCTGGTCATATTATAACTTTCTTTAGTGGTAAATTAACACCTGAAGTAAAAGAAGATATTAAAGAACGTTTTCAAGAAAAACATCAAGGCACACAAAATGCTGGCAAAGTAGTTTTATCATTCACGAATCCCGATGGCAAAGGTGCTGAAGTTGTAAATGTAACACCAACAGGATTAGCGGACCAATACGAAGCTTTAAATAAACGTAACCAACAAAAGATAATCACAGGACATAACGTACCAGGAGTATTGTTTAAAATCAAAACTGAGGGTACTTTAGGCGATCGTAACGAATTAGATTTGGCACACGAATTATTTATTAACGAATATGCTAAGATTGAACAAGTAGCTTTTAATAAGTTTATTGATAAAATGTTTAAACTAAAGACTGGTTTAGATATAACTTTTGAAGTAGAACAAGTTCAGCCGATTGGCAAAGAACTTCCATTAGAAAATCAAAATGTTATCAATGCTTTAAATTTACGTGATCCTAATATCGTTACTAATTATATAATTGAAAAATACGGATTAAAGATTGAAGCTGCAGAAATTGGCACTCCGAGTGCAACTGTAATACAAGAAGAAATTCAAGTAAACGAACATCTTAAAAACTTAACAGGCCGACAAAGACAAAATCTTTTTAATATAGCCAACAAGTTAAAGAAGGGTGATTATACAGCGGACCAGGCATTAATAATGATTAAAACAGGATTTGGATTAAGTGATGCTGATGCTTTAACGTTTTTAGGAATTGCACAAGATGAAATGAATAATGAGGTTGTAAAAGTTCAACAATCAAGTGATAAAGAAAAAAGATTTATTGAATGGGTAAAAGCAAATGCTGTAGATGTAGATGATGATGACGAAATAATAGACCTTGAATATGTAAACTTTAAAGATTCAAAACAAGTTCTAAGATTCGAGTTATCGAAACAAAAATTATATACAGCCAATAGATTACAATTATCAGTTACTGATTTACGAAATGCAATTCTTAATCAATTTAAAGGCAATCCATTTGCGAAACCTGAAGAACTTGCTAAGGCATTAAATGTAGATATTGAAAAAATAAATACTGAAATAACTTGGTTAGAAAAAAAGAAACTAGGTAGCTTTTTAGATGGGATATTTACACCAACTCAAAAAGGATTAGATAAAGATACTGAAGATTACGATACCGAAATTTACACAGTTTACAAATACGATAAAAGACCTGATGTAAGTGGTCCAAAAAGATTACCAACAACAAGGGAGTTCTGTTTACAAATGATGATTGAAACAAGTGGTAGAGAAACTGTTGACGGTAAGAATGTAGCACGAAGATTAACCTATGAACAAATAGATGCTTTTACCAACGAGTTTGGGGAAAGTGCCTGGGATTTCAGGGGAGGATTTTATAATGATGGAACTGAAACAACTCCTTGGTGCCGCCACATTTGGGTTGGTGAAACTAGGATAAAACGTAAAAAGAAATAACATGGCAACACTTTGGATAGGACAAGATTATTTAATTAGACATTCGGTTATTGATGACAATACCGAGTACGATAAGATAACACCAGTAATTGAATTGGTGCAAGATAAATACATACTTCCACTTTTGGGAACGAGTTTATATAATACTATTGAAACTCACATCTTAGCTTATATAAATAACGCTACTACTATTCCTGCAGCTTACAAAACATTAATTGATAACTACATTTTAAAAATGATGGTCCATTATATTATGTATGAAAGCTCACCAACGTTTAAATTCCGATATGCGAATAAAGGCATAATGACAAATAGTAGTGATAACGGGCAACCGATACCAACTAATGACATGGAATACTTAATGAATATTTGGAAAACTAATGGTGAGATGTACGGGGACAGAATGATAAAATATTTAAACTATAATAACTCAACATACCCAACTTACAATAATAATACAGGAGCGGATATATTCCCTGAACGAAATGCTTATGATGTTGATATTTATTTAGGCACTAGAATTTTAGGTAAAAAAGATTATAGTAATATTCAAGATAACCGAGATAATCCTATATGGCAATAAGAAAGAAAACAAAGAGTGAAATTAAAAAGTACATTAAAAAAAATAAGAAATTAATAGATGTTTACCTTAAACAAATTAATATCAACAATAGCAACGTACTCAACTGCTCACAAGCAAGTTAAGAGTTGGTATTTTGGTGATCCTTGGGATCAATTAAATGGCGGTCAGTCAATTAAATATCCTATGCTTTTTGGTACTTTACAACCTAATAGAGTTGATGGGACAAGTGATATTACTGTAATAAGATTTTACATTTGTGATAAAAGTAAGAAGGGATTAAGAAATCAACTTGAGGTCTTATCGGACTGCAAACAAATAGCTTTAGATACTTTAATTTATTTTAAACAATTTAATTTCTCAGAACTTATTGATGTAAATTCAAATGCAACTTTAACTGATTTTGTAGATGCTTTTAACGATGAGGTTGCTGGTTGGTATTTTGATATTGAGTTTAAATCCATCTTTGAATGGGATGCTTGCTCTTTACCAATAACAGGTTCGCCTTCAGTCATTAATCCTGATGATGTAAGAATAATAGATCAAGATGGGAATGTTATTGCGGTGGTGCCTTGCGGTTCTTATTATACGATTGAAGTTTTACAACAACTAATACAAACATTAACTGACCCAGCTCCTGTAACAATAATACAAACTTTAACATAATGGCAGTAGTAGAATTAAGATACGATCCAAAAAATTCAGCATGGTTTTCAGCCAATGCAACTATGGTATTAAAAGCTGGTGAGCCAGCGTATTTAAGTACAACGGGCCAATTCAAATTAGGTGATGGTACTACTCAATTAAGTGCTTTATCTTTTTTGCCAGCTGGAAGCGGAATAACATTAACAACAACGGGAACAAGTGGAGCATCTACTTTAGTAAGTAATGTTTTAAATATTCCTATATATAGTGGTGGCGGTGGCGGTACTAATTTCAATGTATTAATTGATGGCGGTACTTTTGCAGCAGCAACTTCATATACTTTAATAGATGGCGGTAACTTTATTTAATAATATATAAAATGGCAATAAGAATTAGACGTGGCACGAATGCCGATAGAATAACGGTTGTATTAGAAAGTGGCGAAGTCGCTTATACAACTGATACTAAAATGTTTTATATTGGAGACGGTACTACTTTAGGTGGTACTTTAATCGGACCAGGTGCAGCGGGTGCTGTTACTTGGGGTGCTATAACAGGAACGTTAGCAAGTCAAACCGATTTGAATACAGCATTAGGAACTAAAGTAACTGGTAATACAGCTATAACGGGAGCAACTAAAACTAAAATCACTTATGATTCAAAAGGTTTAGTAACTGTAGGGGCGGATGCAACAACAGCGGATATAGCAGCAAGTACAAATAAAAATTATGTTACCGATGCTCAACAAACAGTTATAACAAATACAAGCGGTACAAATACAGGAAATCAAACATTAGCAAATACTTCAGATTCAACTTCGCATACAGCAACTTTATCGGCAACTGGTGGAAGTATAAAATTAGTTGAAGGAAGTAATATAACTTTAACAACTACAGGAACTGGAGCGGATGGAATAATCACTATTGCTTCAACGGGTGGCGGTGGAACGGTTACAAGTGTAGCTGCTTTAACTTTAGGAACAAGTGGAACTGATTTAAGTTCATCGGTAGCAAATGGCACTACAACTCCTGTAATAACTTTAAACGTTCCCGATGCAAGTGCAACCGCAAGAGGTGTGATTTCAACAAGTCCACAAACTATTGCTGGAGATAAAACTTTTACAGGAACGACTTCGGGAATAACTAAATCAATGGTTGGATTAAACAATGTTGATAATACTTCCGATGCAAACAAACCAGTTTCAACAGCAACTCAAACAGCATTAAATTTAAAACAAGATACTTTAGTTTCGGGTACTAATTTAAAAACAATTAATTCAACAACTTTATTAGGTAGCGGAAACATAACAACTGGAACGGTTACAAGTGTAGGCGTATCAATGCCAAGTGCTTTTAGCGTTGCTAGTAGTCCGATAACAACAAGTGGCACAATAGCAATAACAGGAGCTGGTGTGGTTTCTCAATATGTTAGAGGTGATGGTTCTCTTGCTAACTTCCCACAAACAAGCGGTGGCGGTTCTTCAGTATCTTACTATCTTAATGGTTCGGTAGCTCAGGGAACTTTAGGTGGAGTTGCTTTTAAAGAATTAAATAAAACACCTATTATCGGAGCTGGTACTGATTTTACAATTTCAGCCGATGGTTATATTCAAAGTTTTATTACTGATGCTGGTGATCCTAATCAATTATTAATACCAGGAGGTAATTGGAATTTTGAAACTTATTTTAGTGCATCTTCAACTGGTGGCTCACCTAGTTTTTATGTAGAATTATATAAATACGATGGTACTAGTTTAACATTAATTGCAAGTAATTCAACAACGCCTGAAAGTATTACAGGAGGTACAAATATTGATTTATATACTACAGCTTTAGCGGTTCCACAAACTGTTTTAACTTTAACTGATAGGTTAGCCATTAGATTTTACGTTGCACATAGTGGTCGCACAATTACATTACATACTGAGAATAGCCATTTAGGTCAAATCATAACAACCTTTACAAGTGGCTTAACAGCATTAAATGGATTAACTGCACAAATACAATCATTAGCAACGGGTACTACAGGAAGTGATTTTAATATATCTTCAGCAACTGCTACTCATACTTTTAATTTACCCGATGCAAGTGCTTCAAATAGGGGTGCTTTAACCTCAGCGAATTGGACTACATTTAATGGTAAAGCAGAATATGCTCCTAGAGTTCAAAGTGTAACAAGTTCAGCAACAGTAACACCAACCTCAACAAATGATTTAGTTAAGATAACAGCTCAAGCTACAGGCTTAACAATAGCAAATCCAACTGGCACAATGTCTGAAGGTCAAGCTATGATAATAAGAATAAAAGATAATGGCACAGCACAAACAATAGCCTTTGGAACTAATTATCGGGCCATCGGAGTAACATTACCAACTACAACAACAATAAGTAAAACTATTTATATTGGTTTGGTTTGGAATGATACAGATACTAAATTTGATGTTTTAGGAATTAACACACAAGCATAATGTATTACAACTTAATACCTTTAATGAATAAGATTGCACCTACATTTACGGTTGCAACGGGTGGAACTATAACTACAGTAGGAGACTATAAAGTTCATGTTTTTAATTCAAGTAGTAATTTTGTAGTAACTCAATTAGGTTCTGCTCCAAATGATGTAGTTGAGTATTTAGTTGTTGCTGGCGGTGGTGGCGGTGGAATTTTAAGGTCAGGTGGCGGTGGTGCTGGTGGATTGTTAACAGCAACAGGATTATCAATATCAGTTCAATCTTATCCAGTAGTAATAGGCAGTGGCGGTGGTGGTTCTACAGTAAGAACTTCTCGTGGAGCAAGTGGTGTTAATTCATCATTTAATGCAATAGTATCAACGGGTGGCGGTGGTGGTGGAAGTGATAATAATGGTATTAATAATGCGGCAATAGTAGTTGGAGCAACTGGCGGAAGTGGCGGTGGTGTTTCTTATCCAGGTTTATATGCAGTTGGAGGTCTTGGAATTGTAGGTCAAGGAAGAAATGGCGGTGGAACAACTGGTGAAGCTGGTGGTGGTGGTGGAGCTGGTGCAGTTGGAGCTCAAGGTGCTGGAGCTATAGGTGGAGCTGGCGGTATTGGTTTACAAAATTCAATAACAGGAACGCCTACTTATTATGCTGGTGGAGGTGGTGGTGGAACTTTTACAGGTACAGCTGGGGTTGGTGGTACTGGAGGCGGTGGAAATGGAACTAATAATGCTTCTGCTGGACTTCCAGGAACTGTTAATACAGGTGGAGGTGGTGGTGGAAGTGGTTATAATGGTGGGTTTGCAAAAGGTGGTAATGGTGGTTCTGGAATAGTAATAATAAAATATAAATTTCAATAATGGCAAACTTTGCACTTATAAAAGAAAGTATTGTGATAGCTGTAATAGTTATTGATAACGAAG